ATACGGAAGAGCAGGTTGAGCAGTTGATGGCGTCTATACAAGAGTTTGGATTTACGAACCCTGTATTGATTACGGATGATGGATTGATTGTTGCGGGCCATGGGCGAGTGATGGCCGCTAAGAGATTGGGGCTTGAGAAAGTCCCAACCATGACTGTTGGCGATGATTGGACTGAGGAGCAGATACGGGCATATGTATTAGCTGATAATCAGTTAGCTTTAGAGGGTGGATGGGATCACGATTTATTGAAGGCTGAATTATTGGATCTTGGTAAATTAGATTTTGATATTGGTGTTATTGGATTTGATACGCGATTTGTCTCTAAGTTATTATCTGGCCCTTCTGTTGAATTTACTGGTTCCAAGGAATTAGATGTGGCGGACTTTGAAGAGTTTGAGCACAAATGCCCTAGATGTGGATTTGAATTCAATGAAGAGGAACAATGAGCCCATCGCCAGTTACTGGAGCATGGCTGCTAAGTGATTTAGCGTCTATCCCCAATAATGGACTAAATGTATTTTCCTGCTTCCATTGTGGGGGCGGCTCAACAATGGGATATAAGTTAGCGGGTTATAACGTTATGGGTGGTGTTGAGATTGACCCGCGAATGATGGCTTTATATCGGGCTAATCACGGCCCCAAGTATAGCTACATGATGGGAATTCAAGACTTTAATAAAGTTGATTTAGCGAAACTACCCGGCGATTTATTTAATATTGATATTCTTGACGGCTCTCCTCCTTGCTCGGTGTTTAGCACATCTGGCGCAAGAGATAAGAAATGGGGGAGCGAGCATAAGTTTCGTGAGGGCCAAGCGGCTCAGCGGCTAGATGACTTGTTCTTTCATTTTATTGAGACTGGAGCTCGGTTACAGCCACGGGTGATTATAGCCGAGAATGTTAAGGGGTTAATCCTTGGCAAGGCTCGCGGCTATGTGAAAGAGATTTTCAGCGCCTTCCGAGATGCTGGATATGATGCGCAGTTATTCCTTTTGAACGCTGCTAGAATGGGTGTTCCTCAGGCGCGTGAGCGGACATTTTTTATTGCTCGTCGCAGAAATCTTGGGCTTGACCCGATTAAGCTAGATTTCAATGAGTCGATTGTGACGCCAAGAGAGGCGTTATCCGGGTTTGGGCCTGTCGATGGTAAAATAAGTAAAGAGGGTAAGCGCCTTTGGTTGAAGACGAAGGCTGGCCGTCCTTTGAGTGATGCGCATCCTACTGGATCATGGTTTAATGCAAAGAAGATTGATGGAGACAGGCCATCGAATACGATTGCATCTAGTGGGGACTTTTATCATTGGGATGAGCCACGTCATTTGACTGACATGGAAATAATAAGATTACAAACATTTCCAGATGATTATAACTTTTTAAAAGAGAATGTCCAATATGTTTGCGGGATGAGTGTCCCGCCATTGATGACCCAGAGAGTGGCTCTTGAGATTTATCATCAGTGGTTTAATGTTATTGCGGATAGAAAATTAAAGGTGATTAATGGCTAGAACGGCGACAAAGCCGAAAGATGGATATATATCAGTAACACAGGCCATGCAGCTTTTGATGGTCTCGGATACATGGATTCGTAAATTAGTTAAGTCTGGATATATTCCCGCCATTGAAAATGGAACAGTTCAATTAGTCGCGGCTGTGCAGGGATATATAAGATATTTGAAAGATGAGGAGCGCCGAACGAGTAAGACGGCGACGTTATCTCAAGTCCAGCAAGAGCGGGCGTTAGAAATCAGGCAGCGCCGAGAACAGGCGGCTGGTAATCTTGTTGAGCTAGACGCCACAGAGGAATTCGTAGCAGATACATTAGGGGCTCTAAGAGCGGAGATTTTCGGTGTTCCTGCGGCTGTAACGAGAGACGCAGAGCTAAGGTTATTAATAGAGCAGAGGTTAAATGACGCGCTTACTCGCGCCAGAAATAAGTTCACGCAACGTAGCGAGACTCTACGATCTGGCGGCACTATCTCTTTGGGAAACGAAGCGGCAGACGCCTGACGATTGGGCTAGAGCCAATGTTATCTACGGCCCTGAGACGGGTTGGCCGGGGCCAAGAGACCCCGGAATTACTCCTTATATGCGGGCATTTGTCCGCGCGTTTGGAGATCATCGTTGGAAGCGTATTGTTGGCGTAACGGCTGCTCAAAGTGGTAAGACAGCCTCCCTGCTTGATATTATCGGTGAAAGACTTGATAACCGCCCAGCACCTATCCTTTATGTCGGCCCGACGAAGGACTTTCTAGCGGATCAGTTAGAGCCGCGTATAACCGAGATATTTCGCCAAGCTCCTACATTAGGGGCAAAGGTCATCGGCGGCGTTGATGGTAAATTACAAAAGAAGACGTTGAAGCGTGTTGCTGGTGTCCGTCTTCGTTTAGCTCATGCGGGGTCATCTTCGGCTCTTAAGTCGGATGCGGCGGCGGTAGCCTTCGTGGACGAATATGACGAGATGATAAGGAATATTAGAGGCCAAGGCGACCCGCTAGGTCTAGTTGAAGCGCGTGGTGATACCTACGCAGACTTCCAATGCGGCATAACATCGACGCCTTCTCTAGGAATGGCCGAGATAGTTCACGATAGTGACAGCGGCTTAGATTTTTGGCGTATTGGAATGGATGAGGAGATACAGTCTCCGATTTGGCGGCTTTGGCAGGAAGGGACGCGGCACCATTTCGCTTGGCCTTGCCCTCATTGCGGCGAGTTCTTTATTCCACGCTCTAAGCTCTTGAGATACCCGGCCAATGCTACGCCAATGCAAGCGTTGCACGATTCTTACCTCGAATGCCCTCATTGCAAGGGCGAGGTTAGGGAAGAGCATAAGTGGGATTGCAATCAGCGCGGGGTGTTTATTGCTCCGGGCGAGAAGATAACAAAGGACGGGGAGATTCTTGGGTCTCCTGCGGATACTTCTACGCTTTCATTTTGGATTAGCGGCTTTTGCTCTCCGTTTAAGACGATTGGTGAGAGAGCGGAGAGATATTTAAGGGCTTTAGCATCTGGCGAGTCTGATAAGATACAGACTGCGGTAAACGCGGGGTTTGGTGAGCTTTATATCGCGGGTGGTGGCGAACTTCCAGAATGGCAAGAAGTCGTCAAAATGCGCGAGAAATACGAGCGGAAGATACCTGACGGCGTTCTCTTTCTTGTGATGGCGGTGGACGTTCAAGGAAATCGACTGCCCTATGTAATTCGTGGGTTCGGCGCTCAAGGGACAAGCTGGCTAATTGAGCATGGTTATATCTGGGGGCCGACCAAAGATGAGGACGTTTGGGAAAAGCTCTCTGAAAAGCTAAACACAAAGATAGATGGGCGAAGCATTAAGCTCGCATTTATCGACTCTGGATTTAGGCCGGGCAAGAAGGAAGGGATTCCATTTCACCGTGTCTATGAGTTTTGTCGCAAGCATAAGAAGATAGCGTTTCCAACTAAGGGCTCATCGTCTCCGATGGTTCGCCCATTAATTGAATCCGTCTTAGAGGTAAATGGTTCTGACGGTAAGCCGCTAAAATACGGGAATATCCGCTTACTGCGATTAGATACAGATCACTGGAAAGCGGTTGTTCACGAGCGGCTATCTTTTGAGAGAAATGCGCCGGGTGCTTTGCACTTTGGCGAGACGGCAGATGAGGATTATTGCCAGCAATTAGTCGCTGAAGCCCGCGTAATGGGGCCGAATAATCGCTGGATATGGGTTATGCGTTCAAGAGAAAACCATTTTCTTGATTGCGAGGGAATGGCTGCGGCTGCGGCGTGGTTGATTGGTTCAGACCGAGTTAAGGCCGCTGCAAAGCAAAATGTGAGAGAGAAAGAGGAAGCGCAGATAAAATCCCGCTTAGAGGGGCCGACTGCTGCGCCGATTAATCAAGGGATGGCAACACCTGCCGCCCTTACTCCTCCTCCCCTGCAAACGCGAAGCCGCTTTTCTAATTTTGCAAGTCGGCTTAACAGGTAAGGGTTACGAATGAGCTGGTTAAAGTCGCTCTTTGGGGTTGGGGATAACGTCCCTACAGTCGCACCTAAAGGGCGCAATGTGCCTAGCTCCGCTTATATGCGCGGCCATAACTCTGGTCTTTTTTCGTCTTGGAATCCTATTCTACGCGACCCGAAGGAAGATGTCCGCGCTGCTTATTGGCAGTCTGCCGCCCGCACGATTGATATGCTTCACAACTCTGGCTGGTTGTCAGGTGTTGTGACGAAGAGCGTCGGCAATATTATCGGCACGGGTTTACGTCTTAACTCTAAGCCAGATTACGAGGCTTTAGGCTGGGACGCGAAGGCCGCTAACGATTGGGCGCGTATGATTGAGCGCCGTTGGGAGCTTTGGAGTAATACGCCTTTAGAAGTAGATGCTGCTGGCAAGCATGATATTCATCAATTATGCGCTTCGGCTCTTCGCTCTTGGTATGCAATGGGCGAGTATGTTGCATGGACGCGCTGGATTG